GGTCAGCCATTCATTCTTTCCCGTTGCAGTATTTCCTTCAAAAGTTACATTCATAGCCGGCCATTAAATGGTATCCCCTGAACCGATTTGAATATCGAAAGGATTCAAATCGAATTCGTGGGTGATGTTCGTGTCATCCTGCTGGGACTCCAGGCAATCCTCGGTGAAGATACAGCCTTTCAGGGTGACGGTTGTGGTCGTCCAGTCCTCGGAAGCCATCGGGTTGGCAAAGGAGATGATCAGGTCGAACTCTCCGATTTCGAGCAACGAGCCATAGACCGAGCGCAGCAACTGCTGTGTGGCGTAATCCATGGTGATGGACGCCGAATAAGTGATGTTCCCGAATCCGCGGGACACGGGCTTTCCACCCATGCCGTAGTTGGATTCCACCTTGCGCTTTTTGGACCATTTTATCGCCGACACGCCTTCAAGCGTCGTCGAGCCTTCGTCGATTCCCAACGCTGTCGATGACAAGGTAATCATCGACCAGGAGTATGCTACGTTATTGATTACAGCCATAATGCGGGTATTAAGCGGTTAATGAGAGACCCTCTTCGACATAGATCTTGACAGCCACTCCGACCGGCACAATGACATACGAAATGCGGAGCGTATCATCAACAAGCACATTCTGATTGGCGTCAATGGTCACGGCATACCCGGAAATCTCCTGTGCGGCCTGCATCTTGGCCAGAATATCTCCGATAAGCGTCTTGAAGGCCGTTATCTTGGATGCCGCGAGGTATCCCGTCGAGGGATTTACCAGCAGCGGCGAGTTGACATAGGGAAGCAGCGCGGCACGTACGGCCCTGCGGCTCTTGTTGATCGTCCTGTTGCGGGCAATGGTACGGTAGTCTCCCGTGGAGCAGGTCTGGTCCTTGGAGATATAGATGCCGTTCTCCCGTCCTGCGTACTTGATCGGGAAGATATAGCCCTTGTCATCGAGCTCGTCCAGCAATGCCGGGGAGAGGGATTCGTAACGGTTCAGACTAAGGAAGTTTTCCTCCGCCTCGTCCAGGTTGATGTCCCCGAATCCCAGTTCTATTTCCTGGAAGTCATCGGTGAACAGGTTGAACTGCTTCACCCATGCGATGGATTCCTGCACGCCGGCCTTCGCGATGGCACCCATCACGGCCCCGAGGAACCCCACGGGCGTATGGTTGACATTGCGCATCTGCATGAGGCCGACAGTCTCGTTATGTGCCTGTCCGAATATGCAACTGATACGACTAGCCTCACAGATGCAGGAAGGTATCTTGTTCAGGTCAACCTGGCGGCCCTCGGTCGTATCTGCGCCCGTGTTGGAGGGGTTTGCCGAAAGAATGAGCGACAGAGGCTGGTTCTGTTCGGCAAGTCCGACAGCCACGTCATTCAGCCCCTTTACAAGATTGAGGTTGTACTTGTCTTCGCCTCCATTGGCCTTCCACAACGGCTGCTCGGTCCAGATGCCGAGCTGGTTGATCATTCCTCCGGCAGCCCTTTGCATGATTTCCAATGCGTCCCAGTTCGAGGAGCAGTCCGCGAACATGACATAAAGTTTCCCTGTTCCATTCACGTTTCCCGACATGCGGAAGAACTCCCGTATGTGGTATGCCGGAATACCGTGCAGAAAGTTGACGTTGGCTTCTTCCTCTTCTGTCGCTTCCACGCGTTCGATGATACCGAAATCATTGACGGCGGACTTGAAAGACGTGACATAGCACACGTCTCCGAGTTTGAGTTTCGACTCGTTCGTCTTGCCGTATCCCTCGGTGAAGAGTGTCGGCTGCAAGGAGACGTCGAAGAGCAGTCCGGTCACCTTTTCGTTCCCGGAACCGGTATCGTATGGGATATTTCCGTCGACATCCTTGATAAATACATTTCCAAGCGCCATTATGATTTCATTTTAGATTGTTTGAAATACGGGTTTTTGTACAGCACGGCGTTCCCTCGAATGTGGATAGCAGTGTCCGGTGAGAAGGTACTACCTCCGTTTCCGATGTAAAGTGCCGGATAACCGGGGAATTTCTTCAAGAGTTCCAGAATATGGGGGTCGGTTGTTTCCTGTTCTTTTGTCTGTTGTGTTTTCGGTTTTGCGGTCGCTTCTGTCTCGGATTGTACCGTTTCTTCCTGTATGCGTTCAGCCTCCTGTTCCGCCACTGTTTGCGTAGCGGCAACATCCGGATTCTCGGGCGTTTCTGCATTATTGATTTTTTTTGCCATGGTTGTCGAAAGAAAATTGGGGAGCGGGGCCTTACCTCCACTCCCCGGGTGAGACATTCAAATCAGATGAAAGGTGTGTTATTCGGTTTTCTTGTAGGCGGTGTGAACCACGATTTCCGCAGGACGCACAATGTTGACGTCCATCTTCATGCGCATCTGCATGAAGAAGAGCTCGGAGTTGGCCTGGAGGCGGTCCACCTTGAGGATTTCCGTGTCGTTGGCGAAATCCACGCCCATCCAGAGGTTGGAGTCCATGCCTGTGGAGAACTCGCCAAGCACCATGGTGTGTTCCGGAATTCCGACGATGGGGATGATACGTTTTCCCTTGAAGCGGTACTTGTTCACCTCGGTATTTTCCGAGTACTTGACCTGCTTGTCGGAAATATACTGGTCGTAGGCATCCCAAGCGTCCCAGCCGACAATGAAGGCCAGTGAAGTCTTCTTGCGGATCTGCTTGGGACAGTTCTTCCACATGGCATATAGGGCGGCTTCCACGGCGGCACCGTCGGAAAGTTCGGTAGTACCCGAGACGATGCACTGTCCGCCCGCTTTCACCTCGTCATCCGTGGAGTTCACGTTGTCGAGGATTCGCTTGATGACCCCGTCGAAATACTTCTCCTTGTTGGCGCCGATTTTCGTGCAGCCTTCGGGAGCCGTAATCTTGGCCGCCGATTCTCCGCCGCGTGCGGAGGTCCAGATAGCGTTTCCGATGTACTCGTTTTTCTTGTCCATCAACAGGCGCAGCATCGTGGCCTGAATGCGAGGATCCAGCTCCCGGAACACGAGATTGCCTTCGGGTTGTGCGAACTTCCAGTATTTCTCGTAATCCCTGGGATTGAACTCCAGGTAAATCATGAAGTCGGAAGGTTCGAGGTAGCGCTCGGTGAACTGGTATTCGTTCGAGCCATCTTCTCCCTTGGTGCCATGCGTCGACTGCGGAGTGGGAACGTTGTCCTGAATGACGTTCCCGAGTTTTACTGCCGGCAGCGTATAACGGTGCTGGATGCCGGTCTTGATGTGGATAAGTCCTTCGCGGACCGTGTCGTTCCCTTGAACGGTATAGGTCAGCAGGTCTTCCAGCACCTCACCGTTATACCCGTTCTGTAAGAAGTTTAAAGTATCAGCCATTGTCTATTGAGTTACAGGTTTGAAAAAGAATCTCAGCCGACAGGCGGATACCTCTTCCGCGTGAGACCTCAGGCCTCCGGCACGTCAATTTACAGTTGATAGGAGTTGCGCCGCAACTGGCGCCGGTTTATCGGAGCTTCTTGAACTTGAAGTCGCCACCGACCACCTCCTTGACCTTTTCGGTCATCAGTTCCTCGGCCGTTCTCGCCGCTTCTGCCGCCGCCTGGATATTATCCGGGTTCTTGGCGATCTCGCGTGAAATCTTGTCACGGGCAGGAATGGAGGCCAGCGTGCTTTCCGCCAGTGCATAATTCGAGGTGGCCATCTCAACCCACTGGGCTTTGGCCTCACGGTCGATTTTCCCCTCGTTGATAGCGTTCTCCACCAGCGTCTCGATGCGTGCCGCCTGCTCGTCCTTCTCCTTCTGCTCATAGGCTGAAAGTCGTGAAGTGACGGCCGCCAGGTCCTTCTGCAGATTCTGAATGGTAGCCTCCTTGCCGGCAATGACCGTCTGGGCGTCATTCAGGGATTTCTGCATTTCCTTGTACTTGGGCTCCAGGGCGGCCAGCTCCGAAATGCGGGCCATGACATCTTTGACATCCTTGTCCTTCATGCCGATGGATGCCGCAATAGCCCCATATTCAAATCCTTGTGTCTTGTTTTCGTTCGTCATATCGCTTTCTGTTTGTTTAAGAGTAGGTACTGTTTCTTCAAATAGTTTATTCTCCGAACTGACCCGGCTCATAAGTTCCTGGATGGCCGCCGTGTCGGTCAGTGCCGCCACCTCACTGTGCACCTTCTCACAGAGTTGTTTGGAGGTGTGAATGATATTCTCAGCCGGGATAATACCCGCCTTCACGGCCGCCGCAGCATCGAAATAGGTACCGTCTTTGCCAGCCTCCCCGTTCATGATGGCACGGACCTGTTCCGCCTTCAGCCCGAACCGCTTTCGATAGATGGTTTCAATCTGCCTGGTGAATGCCCTGACCATATCCGATCCTTCGTCGTCATCCCCATCCGGAAGCATCGGATTGTGAATCATCAGTATGGCATAGTCTCGCATGAGCGAACGGTTCCCCGCAGCCCAGATAATGGATGCCATCGATGCGGCAATACCTTCGATGACACATTCCGTATCTACCTTGCTGTTGGCGATAGTGGAATAGGTTGTCATGCCGTACAGCACACTGCCACCCTCCGAGTTGATCAGTACGCGTATGCACGAGGGGCGCACGACGTTCTCCAGAAAATCGAACTCATCATTAAAGCGTGCGGTATTCTCCTCGGAGACGCGCCCGAAAAAACGGATAATAGCCGGCTCGCCGGTTTTAGCCTCTCCGACAACATATTGAAGTGAATTGATATCCATAATCGACTGTTTTTTCCGAAAGAGTAGGAATAAGACCCGCGGAAAGTTGTAAGGGGAAGGCCGACTCAAAAAGAAACGGACAGAACCTGTTATAACATCAGTTCCCGTCCGTTACCCCTTCATCGGGGCCCTCTATGGGCGGCATTTCTTCCGCATCGGCAGACAGCACGAACCCCGTCACCTCTTCATACTCGGGCTTGGCATGGAAACCGTGCTGCAGTTCGTCATGCTGCGGTGCGTCGCTGTGCTGTGTGAATGGCGGCATCACCAGATAACGCTTCACCCAATCCCGGTAGCGCCATGCCGACGACTCGCGGAACCATACCTCGTAGTCTATCCAATATGCCTGTAGCATGTTGGTCGTCTGCGGCATGTCGAAATAGGTAAGGTTGCAGCGTTCATTGAGCGCCGGCTCCCGATCCTTGGCATCCTGAATGGCTACGTTGAGCCGCTGGAAGACAATGAAAGGGTCACACTCATGTTCCGGATCGGAATTGTTGAGCGTGTTGAGTATGAACCGTACCCGCATGGTGGCACGCCCTTCACCGATACGCTGCTGCGCCACCAGGTAGCGGATGTTCACGAAATGGATGAATACCGCAGGAAAAGCGGTCTCGTATTCCGTGTTCTCACCACGGACAATCCGCGCAAATTGCCCGTTATCAATGGCTATGGTCTTGAAAAAGGCAGGCGAAGCCCCGTCATCCGGATTTTCCCGTATGGTGAGTATCGCCCTGCGTACAGCCTGGTACATGTTCACGAACGGATTCTCGGCGACCGCCTCCGGAAGGCTTTCGATGTGCGGTTCCGGTGTTTCAGGGATACTGATATTATTGTGCTTGTCCTTGATCATGACATGGGAAATCCTTCAAATATTTTATCAATGAAATGAGTGGCTATGTGTGCGTCAATCTTCGGAGAGAAACCGATGAACTGACGATGTACGGGGCGCCGCGAGGAATACTGGTTTACCGTATATAGCCCAAACTTAGGGTCAGTATTGTGTATGGCTGCATAGTGGCCGTACCGTTCCCGGCTGCGCCCTCGCTTGCCACGGACAGGGACACTTTTTTCGTCCGTGAATATATAGTAATACGCCTCTTTGCGAAATATACGCGAGCGATCAGAACGACGTCCGACAATATTCGTAGGCTCTGCCTTGTACTTAATACTTCTCGCCAAGGCACCCGAATCGTTCATCACCGGGTGCGTGAACCGTTTTCCCCAGCGGGATGTGCGAGGTGCCCAGCGGCTGCCGCCACAGAACCCTCCAGACGAAAAGGATGCCTGGAACTGCTGACGCGAATAATCGCCGGCGAGCGTCACAAAGTCAAAGACGTTGCGTTCGAGCTTGTTGGGCATCTTCGTAACATACTTCCCTTCCACCCAATGGGCACAGAATTCGTCAAGCGTTATCTTAGGCATAGTGGAATCGTTTTTTGAGTTTGTCGCCTGTCTGCACGGTAAACTCCGGAAGCGGTGTGCTGAAATACGGATGTGCGTCGGAGAAGATGCGTCCACCCGTGGCAAGACTCTCCCGAAAAACCGGATCCACCTTCCTATGTCCGGAAGAACGGGATACAGAAGCGTGTACCGAGGCGAAACCGTTGGCCACGAGGTAGCATCGGCAGCCCCATTCGATGGGCGGAATCAGTTCCGGCGGGAATTCCGACTTACGATAGGAAACCCCTTCGAAGGAAAGATGCCAGGGACGAACCCGTTCGTCCCCTTGTGTCATGAAGGTAACAAGCGTATTTTCGCTGACGGCCATCCACCAGGCGGCCATCGCAGCAGCCAGTCCTACCTGTTCGTTTTCTTTCTGCGCGTAAACAAGGTTATAGCGTCGGCAGACTTCCTCACATTCTTCCAGTGTCGTTTCGCCCACCTGTTCAGGCAGAGCCTCAAGCATGGTCATTTCTTCGGCCACGGCAAAATCAATCAGGTTTTCCACCGCAGCCACGAGAATTTCATGCTGTTGTTGCTCACGGGCGGAGGTGAAGGCGTTCCGATTCCGGAGGATATCCAGCGCGCGGTCAAAATCAATGCGCAATCCACACAATGCCTTGTCGATTAAGAATGAAGCCCGCAAGGTGATGATTTCCTCGATCAGATCTTTCCGCTCGGCACTATTTTCCCACCATTTCACAAGCCGGCGGAAGGCGTCCCGAACAGCCTCGTATTCCTGCTGTTCCTCCGGCCCGTAGGCAGCATTGTCGGCGGCCCTGCATTCAGGGAGCGTAAGACGGGCCGTCACTTCGCTCCCCGCAGAAAATTTGCCACCCGTACCCCGCGGGGATGACCGTATCGGCGGTAGTATTCCTCGTCGGACATGATGCCGCGGTCGTTGTGGCTGGTTCCCACAACCGTCCCACTT